CGGTGGTGGTGGTGCCCCCGGCTTCGGACGTTTCCGGAGCCAGGGGATTGAACTCGAGGCTTCTGCCCACACCGACGCGGTCATCGGCGGGGATGGCAACGAAGCTGGCCTCCATCGGGGTCCAGTCCGTCACACGGATCTGGTCCGGAGCCGAGCCGACGCCCTTGGTGACTTGGTAATCGTTGATCTGGTACCCGACGCTCATCTTGGTGCGGATCCCGTCCTCGACGTCGTTCATGACGTCCTCGCCCACCTGGGAGCGGCTGAACCGGACGTCAGCCCGGATGACCTTGTCCGGGTCCAGGGTGACGTTTTCCAGAACACCGATGTGCTGGTCCGTGTCATGGCTCAGGAGGGCGGCCGCACCGTTCTGGATGCGGGACATGTCCACTTCGCCGGGGTTGTGGCCCAGCGTCTCGATGCCGAACCAGCGTTCGACGGGCGTCTCCGAGGAGATGGCCACGCGGACCGTGCGGGCTTCCCTGTTGAGCGAGGACCGGTCCAGGGTGAGGGTCCGGAACTGCAAGCCCTTGATCGTCCTATTTTTCATCTGCTCCCTCCTTCGGGGGGTTGGTGTCCTCGCCGTCCTTGTTCACGCCCGGCTCGCCCTCGGTCTCTCCGTCGTTCTTCCCGGCCGGGGCCGGGGCCTGGATCAGCGGTCCGACCCGGAGTTTCAGGGCGTCGATGAGGTCCTGTTCATCCTTCAGCTGGTAGGCGACGTCCTCCCAGTCCAGGCCCTTCTTGGCCAGGACGGCGGTCCGGGTGTTCACGGCGCCCGCGATGGATTCGAGGTCCGCGGCGCTGTCCGCCCGCGGATCGACCCAGTCCCAGCCGCGGGGGTGGAACTTGTGGGCGCTGAACTGCTCCAGGGTGCAGCCGGCGGGCATCTTGAGCACGCCATTGAGCCAGGCGGCCAGCATGAACTCCGAGTGGGCCCGGTCGCACAGGGTCTGGATCAGCCGGATCTGCTGCTCCTGGAAGCTCTCATGCTGGCTAATGGTGCCCTGCCGGATGGAGCTGAAGGACACGCTGGTCAGGTCCCCGGCCAGTTCGTGGTAGGCCACGCCCAGGCCGGAAGCGATGCCCTTGAGCATGGACTTGCTGAAGGCCTCGAAGGCGGTGGAGGGATGCTTGACGTCGGGGAACTCCACCTCGATGCCGGCGGGGATGCCCATGTACGCGATGCCGGTGGAGTTGCCGCCCAGGTTCTGCGCCGCAAGGATGGGGTCCACCCAGTTGGACCGCTCCAGCCGGTCATCATCGTCGCCGTGCTCGTCAATGGCGCCGTTGGGGCTCTTGAGGATGCCGGGGCGCTCGCTCTCGTGGCGGGCGCAGGCGACCTCAGCCTCCCAGTAGTGGCCGAGCATCGAGAGGATGTACATGACGCTGGCGCAGGCCGGCACGCCCCGGGACTGGATGGCCCGGTCCGGATCCAGGCCGTGGATGATCTCGTCCGCCGGGATGATGACCTTCGCGCCGTAGGCCCAGCCGCCCATCATGCCGTTGCGGATCAACTTGGGGTCGGTGAAGTGGTACGCCACGGGCTTGCCGTAGGTGTCCATTTCGATGCCCATGACGATCGGGTTGATCCCGGGCGAACCGGCCCGGCTATAGGTGTGGTCCAGCAGGTCCGCATCCAGGAAGGACAGGGCGAACCCGAACTTGTTGGGAGCGCCCCGGATGATCCGGATGAATACCTCGCCGTCCAGGGCCAGGGTGCGCACGAACAGGCGGCAGACGTCCTGGAAGGAGTAGCGGCCGGACATGTCGCACGTCCCCTGCTTGCACCACTCCAGCCATGCGGATTCGATCTTCTGGACGTAGGGATCCCGCAGCACGCCGGCGGACTTGCTTTTGAAGAGGCTCTGCATGGTGACGCCGTTGGGGCCCACCACGTTGTTGCCCAGCAGCCGGAGGTAGTGGCGCATGAACGGGTTGTTGTTGGCCAGGCGCCGGGAGTTGGCCCGGAGCGCCAGGGCGTCCCGGCGGATCTCCTCGTCCTTGGACCGCATGGCCATGAGGAAGCCGCCGCCGTACATCGTGGCGCCGGTGTAGAACGCGCCGATGCCGGCGCCCACGGCCCGCTGGGCTTGAGGCTTGGCGGTGAGGGCTTTCCAGGCGCCCTGGATTCGGGTGGCAAGGCTCATAGCGGATTGAACCTCACAGGAACGTGGGTGAAGAACGACTTGCCCCGCTGGCGCCGCACGACCCCGGCGTAGTAGGCCCGGAGCCTCACCAACTCGGTGTGGTCCATGTGCTTGGCTTCCATGCCGTTGTCCAGCTTATATTCCGTGATGGACTCGGACATCCGGCCTTCCAGCACGGCGGTGATGGCGGCCAAACACTTCTCAGCGTGGTTCCGGGGGTCATAGCCAGCCGGAGGCGCTGCGGGGTTGAAGCCCACCTTGAGTTCCCCGCGGTCCACGGTCTGGCGTTGGGTTCCGTCCGTACTGGCCACGATGAGCTGCCAGTGGTATTCGCCGGGGCCCCACACCGCCGTCTGGGCCGGGGTCTGGGCAAGTACGAACATGCTGTTCATGTCCGCCGTGGCCGTGATGGTCACCGGGGCCGTCCCGGGAGCCGCGCCCACCAGGAACAGATACATGGTCAGGGTCCAGCCGGATCCCGCCGGGTAGAGGGGCTGAAGGTCAATGGGATCCCAGGAGAAGGAGTCTCCGGACTGGATCTTCTTGGGCAACCTGATCAACCACGTCTCGGCCATGGATCCAGGCTCGGGCCAGAGCGGAGCGGGGCTGTTGCTCTTGGATAGCAACGCCCCAAACGAGCACCGCCCGCGGGGGGCGCGGGCGGTGGTGGAGCGGAGTTTCGGAGGGCTAGGGGGGATCCTTGGTGTCGCAGAAGTCCGGGACGGTGCAGCCCTTGCCCTGCAGGAACCCCAGGAGATGCGCGTGGGACTGTTCGACCTTTCCGACCTGACCCTGCAGCTTGCCAATCTCGGTGAAGGCGGCTTCGATCTTCTCCACCACCATGGTCTGCAGCATCTGCTGCACCTGGCGCAGCTGCTCCTGCTGGGCCTGCTCACGAAGATCGTCCTGACGCAGTTGGTCCTGCTTCCGGGCGCGCCGGTCAGCCCTGAGGGTGGCCCAGACCGACAGCACGCTGGTGACGGCCAGGCCAAGAAGGCTGAGGATGACGGCGAGCGGGGTCACGGGCTAGGCCGGGGGGATGAGGGAGCGCACAAGGGCGGCGGGGGCCTGCTCGGCATCAGCCGCCACGGAGCCGGAAGCGGGGACGGCAGGGTCCACTGCGGCGGGGGCCTTCAGGGCATCGGCCGCAACCTGGTCCTCCACCCGGGCCTTCAGGGCGGCGACCTCCGCTTTCAGCTCGGCGAGCTCGGCGTCTACCGCGTCTTTGATCCGGCCGGTGATGCGCAGGTAGAACGCTTCGATGTCTCCGCCGGCCAGCTCCAGCAGGGCCTTGGCCCGCTTCTCCTCGGCCTCGGCCGCTGCGGCCCGGGCGGCGAACCACGCCTTGATGGGCGGCCAGAAGTGAACCGCCAGGGCCACGGCCAGGCAGACGAAGGCCCACACGATGTGGGTCAGGTGGGTGTTGACGATCTCAGGCATGGATGACCTCCTTGGGTCAGAAATGGAGCAGTGAACGGATGACGAGCCCGGCGATGACCCCGGCGGCCCCGCCCTCCAGGTCGCCCTTGAACCGCGCGGCCCGGGTCGCCTGCACCTGGGCATCCAGCGCGATCTTCCGGAGGGTGTCCGCCTTCAGCGCGTCCTCCGAGGACGCCTGGTAATTGACCACAGCATCATTCAGGGTGACCACCTGGCCCTGCAGGTCCAGCACCTCGGTCTTCAGGCTGGCGTTCTCCTGGGTGAGGCCGTCGATCAGCTGGTCTTTGGCCACCTCCAGAGGAGTCTCCGGAGGGAGTGCCAGAGGCTCAGGGGCCATGGTTCCGGGAGGGCCGGCAGGTTGAACTGCACGGGATTGAGCCGCGCGGAGTCGGGCCACCGTGGCTTGGAGCTGGGCGATCCGGGGGTCTTCCCGGGCGACAACGGCGGCGACTTGCGCGACCTGTTGCGACTGGTCCTGTGCGTGTTGGACATCGGCGGCTCCCTGGGCGGCTTCGGCCACCGATGCGCGGCGCTGCACCGTGGCGGCGGCGTCACTGGTGGCGGACTTCTTGGACTCATGGCCGCCCACGAAATGCAGGGTGGTCCAGGCGCATCCGGCGATCAGGAGGGCGATGCCGCCCCACTTCACCAGCGGGTTCATGGCCGACCTCTCTTGGCGAGGGCGCTGGCGGCCCGCAGGATCCCGGCCAGGATCACAAAGGAAAATACGGCCGCGATAATTCCAAGGGCCTTCATCGTCACCTCCTAGTCCCCGTTGGGACCGCCCTGCTTGTGGTAGGCCACGCCGGCGAGACCCGCCACGGAGCCCGAAATGATGCCGAGGGCGCCCACCAGGCCGCCGTCGACGTGCTGATCAAGACATGCCTGGTACCAGACCGCCAGGGTCAGGACCACCAGGCAGCCGCACAGGGTGCAGCCCGCGATCCACATCAGGGCCCGCCGCACCTCCTCCGGCTGGTCCGTCCGGATCAGCCGCTGGAACAGGCCCATGACCTCCGGCTCAAGCGGCATCTGGGATTTCCTCCGCCCGGTGTTCCCAGCCATTCAGGAATTTGCCTTCCACCGGGTGGGCCTGGGCCACGGCGATGTAATGCTCCTTGGCCGCGTCGCACAGGGCCTGGAGCAGTTGATCAGGGTCCTGGGCGTTGGTGGCCGCCTGGGTAGCAGGGCCCCACACGCCGTCTTCAGCTACGCCCAGGACCTTTTGCAGGATGCGGACCTCGGTTCCCAGCCCGACGTCCACTCCGATATCGAAAATCTTCGTGGCCACCCGTTGGTCCTGGATGCCGTCGTAGCGCCAGTAGTCCGGCGTGCCGTAGACCTGCATGAGCTGGTCAGGGGTGATGGCGCGCAGCTGGTCCGGGGTGGTGAACCCCAGGAGCCGCTGGGCGGTCCGGAACGTCACCCCGTGCATGGTGGCGCCGCCCGGGTCGGCCGGATCGTCGGACCAGCCGCCCTCGTCGCGGAGCAGGAAGGGCATTGCAGCGGCCAGGGATGCCATGGGGGACTCCAGAGACCCCAGAATGGAAGTCGGCCCCCTTGTGGGCGTTGCTCTCCGGTAGCAACGGGCATGGAATGGACAGAAGCGTTAAGAGAAATCCCAGATGTGGTCTTCGATCACCTGGGCGATGTCGGGCGGGGTGTCCTGCTGGGATTCGGTGAAGTCCTTGACCATCTGCCACTGTGCGCGGTCCATCGCTTTGGCAGCTTCGCGCAGGCATTCGGCCAGCCCCTTGGTCCGGTTGTGCTTGAACTTCGTCAAGAGCCGGTTGTTGATCAAGAGTTCGTATTCCGATTCCCCAAGGGGATCGCCGCCGATGTTGTGGATGATGATGCTCACGGCACCTCCTGGACAAGATCAAGCCTGGGGCTGGGAATTCTGGCGGTTGAATTTGCGCTCCAAGAGGTCTAGGGCCTTGCGCACCCTACGGTTGGGGAGCTTGTCCGTTGGCCATTTGCCTTCCTCGGAGACTAGAAGGACTCCCAAACAGAAGGGATTGCGCTTCCCCCCACCACAAAGGCGATAGGCCCTGCGCCCAGCATTGAAATCAAAGAACCAGGCACTTCCACGGATACGGATGAATTGTTCAGGCATTTGGCGGTTCTCCTCAGTCGTTGCTGCGTTTCATGGTTCGGATCCTGGAAAATCAGCGGAACCTCACCAGGCCCCGGATCCGGTGGACGGGGTGGGGAACTGGGCCTTGGCCAAGGTGGTGGTGACCGGCGCGGCCTGGCGGACCTTGGGCCGGATGACCCGGACGCCCGGGGGCTGCGGGGCGGTTTCCTCTTCCGGGGCGTCCGGCTCCTCCGGTTCCTCCGGGGTGGGGCTTTCCTCGGCCTCCGGGGCCGGACCCTGGGCCGGGGTGGTCTGGGCCTTCAGCACCATGGCCGCCCAGTCCTTCGGCGTGCCCCATATGGCCTGGGCGGCGTCGCAGTAGACGTGGAGGTCCAGGATCTCGTTGGGCGCGTCCGCCGGCACCCGCTCATAGGCCCGGACCCCGGCCCGGTGGCAGGGCTTCTCGGCGAAGAGCTGCTCGACGTAGACCTGGTCCGTGTCGTTGGGAAAGTGCTGGTACCCGTAGCCGGGCTCGGCGATCTTCAGGCAGGCGTAGATGGTGTCCTTGGCCGCCACGCCGTCCACCAGGAACAGCCGGGCCCGCTTCCCGGACCGGCGGACGATCTTGGCCTGGGGCTTGGTGGCGCCCTTCACCGGGTGGACGATGCCGGCCAGCTTCTTCCGTTTGCAGAACTTGTAGACCTCGCCGGTGAAGTTCCCGCCGATGTCCAGGGCGCAAGCCTTGATGCGCATGGGCCGCATGCCATCCGCCCGGGGCCAGTCCTGCAGGACCAGCTCCTGAAGGCGGTCCCAGACCTCGGGCAGCGCCAGGTTCCCCGGGATCACCTCATGCTGGATGGTCCACTTCTCACCGCCCACCCCGAACCCGCGCACCAGGAACTCCAGGCGCTGTGGGGAGGACTGGTTGTCCACGGCCGCCACCAGGAGGGCCACGCCGGCCGGGACGATCCCCGAGGCATACTCGCTCTCCCGGGCCCGGCGCATGAGGCCCTCCACCTGGACCTCCTCACCCTGGCGCAGGTTCCACAGCTCGCCCAGCTGGGTGTTGTAGAACACCTGCAGCTCCTGGGGCCCGGCGTCCTTCGCCTCAAGGAAGCCCTTCGCCAGCTCTGCCATCGGCTTGACCATGACCCCGGGCACGTAGAACCCGGCGTGACCCTTCACGTCCGGGCGCGCGGCGATCCATCGGCCCTGGCGGACCGCGCGGCGCAGCTCCGGCTCCGTGATGACGCACCCGCCGCCCGAACAGGCATAGATCGAATCCGCCACGGATTGCCGGTCCTGCCAGATCACGTTCCAGAAACTCAGGGTCTGCCGGTGGCCGCAGTGCGGGCAGTCGATCCACCACTCTCGCTTGTCGCTCCGCTGGTAGCTGTCATCGATGTTCGATTCGCTCTGGATCGTTGGGGAGCTGCACTCGTAAATTTTCTTGGACCAGCGGAAGTCCGCGGTGCGGGCCTCGGCCAGCTTCC